CCCGCCGATACGGCTTGAACGTCGTTTAAAGTTTCTGTCCATTCGTAGTGCATATCACCATCGCCGAGACCAAGTTGGCCATGGTAACTGTAACCCGCAGCCAACAATCTACCGTCTGATTTTAGTATAAAAGAGTTAGACGAACCCGCCGATACGGCTTGAACGTTCGTTGAAGTCTTTGCCCAAGAATGCCGATGCTCGTCATCGCCGAGGCCAAGTTGGCCGGAACCGTTGTGACCCGTAGCAAATACTTGATATATATTTGTTGGCCACACCACCTTCGTGATCCGCTGGAACGGATCAAGGCTCGGCGGGTTGCCGTCTTGGTCACGCAGGACGATAGCCATAGGGCCTCCGAGGGGGCGGGCCGGGGCGCGCCCGGCCCGGGGTACGGGTTACACCTGGCGCCACTCGGCGCCATCGTAAACGAACGTGAACCGCGCGCCGTTGGTGGACAGGGTGACGCTCGACGACCCGTTGATATTATTCCCGTTGCCGTCGATGGTCAGCGAGTTTGTACCGAACGACCCGTACCCGTCCGCCACTTCAACCGCATCGCCAGCCGCCGGGCTCCCCGGAAGGGTGAGCGTCCAGGCGCCGCCCGTGGTGTCCGCCAGCACGCGCTCCATGACGGAAGCCGTGTAGGCGCTGGTCTGGACGGTCCAGCCGGCGACGCTGAACGTGCGGTCACCGGATAGGTCGCCGCCGCCCGACAGGCCCGCACCGGCCGCGAGTGTACGGGTGTCCGGCGGGGCGCCAACCTGCGACGCCGTGACGCTGTGGGGGTTGTTCGTGGCGCCGGTGTGACTGGTCAGGTCCGCTTCGGCGGCCGCCGGATGGCCGCCACCGGTAGCGCCGTCATGGACCACAGGCACGTTCTTGTCGGTATCGACGGTCACCTCACGCGCGGCCCCGGTAAAGCTGCCGTGGTCGCTAGTGCTGCCGCCGCGAAGCTGAAGGACATCAGCCATTAGTTGTCTCCCTAAATATTGCCCATATCGATGTGGGCGGCGCCATCCAAGGCATCCATACGGTGCGACGCCGCCTGCTCACCGACAAAAGTCGGGGTCGGGGGCGTCAGGCCGCCAAGATCGGCACCACCGTTCAGAATTGTCGCCACCGAAGCCGGGTACGGCAGCCGCGACCACACGGTCACGCCGTCGCCTACCTTGCTCACGCCGGTGTCGATTTCGACGGCCACCGTGCCGGCCGGCACCACCGGGTCGGCCGCCAGCCAACCGGCGCGGGTATCGCGGATGATTTGTGTCATGTCACACCCCCGTGATAGCCGACGGTTGCGGCCGCAATGTCGGCCAGCCATCGAATTGTCGTGCCGGCCGCGCCAGTCACAATGAACATAAACGCGCCGATGCTGGTGTCCGCCAGCACCGACACGGTCCAAGGTACGCCGGTCGTCCAGGCGGTGATCTTCGGCTCGCCCACGATCCGCGTCGTATCGGCGCCTACATCACGCGTCACCAGGGCCTCGACATGCCACCCCTGCACGTCGCCACCCTCTGATCGCGCCACGACATGCGCGCGTACCAGGGCCGTGGTGCCGTCGGGAATATATCCGATGTTGCCGCCGGCCGGTGCCCCCCCGTCAGCGGTCAATGGCGTAGGGGTCCCGTCCGCAGTCATTCGGAGATGCGTGAACCGATTGGCCTGCGCGTCACCCGGTGTGCCGTGGTATGCTGACGACCACGCGCCGTGACCGTAAAGATACGCCCGCGCCCCGACCCCGCCCGGGACCCATGACGCTTCGCCTTCGGCGCTGTTATGGGTGCCCCCGGCGATCAGTGCCTGATCGCCGGACGCTACCTGCGTGGCGCTCGCACGACTGCGTTGCCAGTCCACGGCGCCGGCGCCTCGCGTGTTACCACCCGTCGCCGTCCCATCCGGCACCTGCGCCGTGATGGCACCAGCCCCAAACGGCACCAGGGCCACGGTGGCGTCACCGTCGGCGCCGGTTTCGAGGGCGTAGACGGGAACGGTATCGTTCGGGGCCTCATCATAGACGGTCCAACCACCGCCTCCGCCCCCGACAGGCACCCAGGCGCTCCCGGTACTATAGAGCACCACGGCCGTGTCGCTGTAATGCGTAAGGTCGGCGCCGGTATCGTCCTGGATGGTGCCGGACACCCCGGCCTGACCGCCGATGGCTACGACCCAGCCGTCCGGCACGTCTCCCACGGGCGGCAGCGTGATCGCGCCGTCGCTGTCGGCGCGGAGGAGCTTGTGGCCGTCGGCCACCGTGACGGTGTACGGAGGCGTCACGGTCCGGGACGTTGCCACCAGGGGCGCCGGCGCGACCTGTTGCCAATACCCCGACGCCACGTCATCGGCCCAGGCCCCGGCGGTGTGCTCCGCCACGCAGACACACGTGGCCCCGGCGCCGATACCGCCGGCGCTTTCCGGCGCCGTCACGAGGGCGCGCAAGGGATAGGTGGTGCCCGACGCCCAGGTGTCCGCGCCGGTCAGCAGCGCGCGTGGCCACGGGATCGGGCCCCAGACGGTGCCGGCCGTACCATGGACGCTGACGGTGGCGGCCGCCACGTCCACCTCCACGTGGTCGATGCCTTCGCCGGCATCGGGCACCGAGTCCTGCAGGGACTCCACGGCCGTTTTCAGCTCATAGAAGTTCCCGTCCAGCTCGCCGATGGACAGGGGCGCGCCCTTGCCGGAGCCCCAGGTGCCGGAGCCGCGAAAGGTAATGGGTACGGTCATGGGCTACCCCCCCCACAAGCCGGACAGGTCGTGGCTGACCGTCAAGCCGTCGCTGGCTTCTTCGGTGAATGCGGTCACGCGCTGCACCTCTATATAGGTGTCGTCCACGGTCTCCCCCGTGCTCGGGTCGGTGGCGTACACCGTGACCGTCTCGGTCCGCACGTCCGTGACGCTCCGGTCCTCGCCGGCCGGCAGCGTGACTTCCAGCCGTGAAGGCAGGTTTGCGCCGCCCCCCTGCCCGGCGCGTGACAGGCTCAGCACTTGCCGCGCCCCCTCGACGTGGCGCGAGCGCACTTCGTAGCGCGGGGCCTGGTCGTCGCTGTCGTCGTCGCCGCCACCGTCATCCGGCGGGCTGTCGGACGGCGCCGACTCTTCCTGGCCCCGGGTATGATCGCGGGTGTCCCATACCGGCTGGCTGCTGCCGCCGCCGGTCTCCGCCGCGTCGGTGCGATCACGGCCGGCATCCCCCGTCGGCGGCGACCCCGGCCTCTGCGACGCCAGCCCGCTCGGCAGACCGCTCATGACGCCTCCAGGTAGATGCCGGCCGGCAGGCCGTAGGCGTCAGGCACATGCACCGGCACGTGATGGTGCGCGTCATCGACCGCCGAAAGGTCGCGCAGCTCAAGCCGGATATAGGTCGGGTGCTCATCGATGGCCGCCCACGGCGGCCGCCACAGCGTGGCGCCCTCCCGGGCCAGGGCCAGTTGCTCGTCGCGCTGATTGCCCACCTCGAGGCTCTTGATCAGCCAATCGGTGGCGTCGGTAAACTGGACCAGCCCCGGCGGCTGCCCACCTTGCAGCTCGTAGGTCATGGACAGGTCGTCGTTCGTCTGGACCGGGCCATGCTGCACGTCGTAATGCTGGTCGTACCCCAGCTCGACGTAAGCGCCCTCCGGCGCCGGCGCCGTGCTGGTGCGCCCGGAGCCCAGGGAGCACGCCAGCGTCAGCCGGATGGCGCGCTCGCCTTCCTGCCAGGTCACCGTCCTTTCCGTGACCTTGCCGGTGCACTCTCCACCAGGCAGGTCCGGGTGGTAGACCGTGGCGGCGCCCCCCGCGTCCAGGGCCAGCAGGTCGGCGGCGTCGCTTGGCCAGGGCACCGTAAGCGTCACGTCCACGGCGCGTTGTGATTCGGCGATGGTGGCCGCCGCGACGCGCAAGCCGTGCTCGATGCTTTGCCGGCCGCGGTCGCCTTGGAAAAAGACGCCCTGGGTCTTCGATATGGCTGGCGGCTGGGTCGCGCCATCGACCGTTTGCGGATCAGCCGGCGAGCGCAGGGGGATTTCGATGTCCTTGGTGGCGTGCCCGGCCCACGCCACCGGCTGGTTTTGCGCCACGACTTCGAGGGTGGCTGTTTCTTTGCGCGATTGCTTGTACTCGTATCGGCACGTCCAGTCGATGGCGTATGTTTGATCCGCGCGGCAGTGCTGGATTGGTGCCCACCACCAGCAGTGGCGCGGGAAGCGGCCATCATCTTCCCGGCGCCCCCAGGTATTGCGCGCCCCTGTCTGCGCACGGGGGCGGCAGCGCTGGACCGTCCATTGCCGGCTCAGCTCGGTGCCGTCTTCCGGCAAAGCGTCGCGGAAGTCCTTTTGCAAGGACAGGGTGCGGATCGTCGGGAGCCGGGCGCCGACGTCCACGGTGCCGGTCACGTGCTGCGTCCACTCGGCGGTCATCGTGACCCGGACGCGGCCGATAGGCGCGCCGGTGGGCCGCACGTCGAGGCTGTCGCCCCGGACGTGGCCCTCATCAACAACCACCGGCGTGCCCGGCCGTGCCGCGTCCACGGTGGTGACCGCGCCGTCGGTGGGCCGGACGTGGACGGTGCGGTGGTAGCCGCGCAGCACCTCGCCGATGTCGGGTAGGGTTTCGTTGCGATCGGCCAGGGGGTCGTAGGCCGGCGGGTGCATCAGGTCGCGGGTGGCAGCGGCCACCCGGTTCTCGTAATTCGACCGCTGCGCGATGTAGGTCAAGCGGACCATGCGATCGGCCAGGGCCTCCGGGGGGCCGTCCAACCTGCCATGATACAAGTGGACCACCTGCCCGCCAGCATCGGCCGATATGTGGACCCACGGCACGCCGTCGGCGAGGGCGCCAATGCCCGGGTTGGGGCGCTCGATCACCGCTTCCGGGATCTCGCCTTCGCGCTCGCGTATCTGGACGCTCTTCACCGTGACGTCATGGCGCGCATGCACGGCCGGATCGAAGGTCTCGCCTTCCTGCACTTCGGCGATGTACAGCGCCACACTACACCTCTTCAAGCGTCAGGCGCACGCGCGACCGCGCCTGGTGCTCATCCTGGGCGTCCTCGATGCCCGTCAGCATCATGACTACTTCCGGCCGGTACGCGGTCAGGTCACCGTCCGGGTCCGCGACGGTCCAGCTTTCGGCCACCGGGTAGCTCGGGGTGGCGTTGTCGTCCACCAGGAGCTGGACCGGCGCCTCGACCGTGAAGGTCTGCCCCCGCCGCGCGCGGTCCAGCCCCGGCGGGCGGATGTCCTCAAGGCTCACGCTTATCTTGAGCTTGTCGCTGTACAGGCCGGGCGTGTAACGGAGAGCGCCGTTGGCGTCGCGCCATAGCTGCCCGTCATCCTCGCGGCTCACGTCGTGACTTGCGCCCTCCCGGCTCGCGGTGCCGTGCAGGCGGAGGTCCGGGGCGCCGTCACGCCCCCGGAGGACCATGCGGGTTCGCACCTGGGTCACGGCCTACCCCGCCCACATCGGCTTGCGGCCAACCGCGCGGCGGCCGGCGCGCACCAGGCGCTCGGCGGTGTCATCCGGCGCCTCGACTTGGTGGGACTCGCCGTCCAACACCAGGGTGACCGGGGTTTTGTTGGTGCCCTGCACCGGCCCGCCTTCCGCGAATTTCGGCGCCGGCGCCGGCGCCGGTTGTGGTGCGGCGATTACGGGGCCGCCCCGGGCAAAGCCCGGGTTGGGCAGGCGCAGCGCCCGGATAGCGTCGAAAAACTGCCGGCCGTAGGCGCGCACGGCCTTGGCGGGGATGACATATTCCCCATCGCTGAGCCGCGCCGGGATGCTGTCGCTGGTGCCGGTGCCGGGCCCGCGCACCGGGCCACCCTCGGCGTACCCCTTGCCGCCTTCTTTGGCCTCCGCCTTCTCGCTGAGGCCCAAGAACTCCTTGACCGCGCTGATGGCGTCCTGGATCGCCCCCATCACGCTGTCCCACACGCTCTTCACGATGTCGGCCGCGCGCTCGAACGGATATGTCACGGCGTTGATGACGGCATCGGCCATACCGTCCAGCCACGACACCAGGCCGTTGAACCCCGCCTTGATGGCATCCCAGACGCTGACGGCCGCGTTCTTGATGCCGCGCCACGCGGCCGTCAGCGCCCGGACCACCGTCACGGCCCCGCGCTTGATGCCGCGCCACGTCGCTTCCGCCGCTTTGGTGACCGCGCGCCATATCCGGGTCATGAGGCGCTTTAAGCCCTCGAACGAGCGGCTGACCAGCCGAACCGCGCCTCGCGCGCCGGCCTTGATGTAGGTCCAGGCCACTTTCGCGGCGGCCTTCAGCTCCGGCCAGTAGCGATAGATCAGGTACCCGAGGATGGCGACCAGCCCCGCCAGGGCGGCCGCCCAGGGCGCTGCCATCAGGATGCCGAGCGCCGACCTTGCCGCCCCGCCGACCGCCTTGAACAGGCCGGGCAGGGTCCGCACGGCCCCGGCCAGGTTGGAGATCGTGGACACGGCGCCGCCGATCATCCCGAACACGCCCACGAACTGCATGATGGCAGCGACGACCAACAGGGTAGACCCCTTGATCCCCAGCAGGCTCCGCGACACCGAGTCCAGCGCCTGGTAGACGGGGCCAAGGATTTTTACGGCCGTCTGGAATCCCTGCGCCAGGGCGTTTTTTACCATGGCGAAGCCATCGGCCACCTTCAGCACCCATTGCTGGACAACCTGACCGCGCTGTCCCCGGAACACGGCGATGAAGTCCGTGACCGTCTGAGATAGGGCCTGCCACCCTTGACTCGCGGCCTGGCGCAGCGCGTCGTTGTGCTCGCGGGTCCAGGCCGCCGCCTCCTTAAGCCAGGTCGTGAGCCCCGGCATGAGTTCCGCGCCCACGGTGTTGCGCGCGCCAATGACCGCCGCCTGAAAGCGGTTCATGGCGCGAGCAAACTCCCGGCTGTTCTGGAGCGTACCTCCCCCCATGACGGTGCCGGCCTGGTGCGCCTCTTGGGCGAACCGGGCTAGCTGTGCATTCGATGCGCTAAGCATCTCCACCAGCTGTTCGCCGCCCTGGCCGCCCATAATTTCGTCTGACAGCCGTTGTCGGGCGGCTACGCTGCCGACCTGCGCAATGGCGTCCTTGAGGCGGAAGAAAAGCTGTATCGGCTTGTCCAGGTTGCCGGTTACCTGCTGCTTCGTCAGATCCGTTTTTTCGATCAGGGTGTTGATGGCTTCGGCCGCGGGCCCCTTCCCCGTCTGCGCCCATTCGTGGGCCCGCATTTCCATTTCTTTAAAGGCGTCCCTCATGGCTTCGGCCTGGACGCCAAACTGCTGCCCGGTGTAGATCAATTCCTGCATCGCCTCGGCGGAGACGCCGAGACGGTTGGACATTTCCAGAACATTGGTACCATATTCCGCCGTCTGTTTGGCAATCGCGCCCACGGCCGTGGCAGCACCACCGGCTGCCGCGGCCAGGAGCCCCGCGTTACGCGCGCCCGCGCCGGCTGATCGCGCGAACCGGCCGACCCCGTCACCAGCGCTGCGCATGGTATCCCCGAACCGCCGCGCGTGACGCCGCACGGCCTGCAGCTTGGCGCGGGTGGTATCCAGGGCGCGCTGCGTCCGCTTGAACGACTGCCCCAGGCGGCTGTTGGCCTGCTGAATCGCCTTGATGGCGTCCGCGCCCTCGCGCCCCAGGCGCTGGAGCTTGGCCTTGAACTCCCGGTCGCCTTCGAGTTGATAGCGCGTGGTCAGGTTCTGGTCAGCCACGGGCCTTTTCCTCTTTCAACCACTGCGCAAAGGCGCGCGGCAATTCCTCGTGCCAGCGCGCCGTTACCGTGTGGAAATCCAGCTTCTGGGGCAGCTTGACGCTGCGTGTCAGGTAGAACAGCGGGACGAACCCCTGCTTTCGCTCCCGCTTGTTGGTCTTGAGGCCCTGGTGCCGGGCCAATTCCGCGCTCGCCGCCAACAGATAGCCGCTTTTTGCGGGCACCATCTGCAGCCCGCCGAAATCCTTCCGGGCCTTGCCCACCTGGCTTTCCTTGCCGTGCCGCCCGGCCTGCGTCCGGCCACGCGCGTATCCCGCCCGCTCGGCTTTTCGGAACGGGATGGCCAGATACGTCGATTGCGACGCCGTGACCGTTGCCCCGGTTTCGAACGCGTGAGCGTAATCCGCCTCGCCCCAGATCATGCCCGCCGGCGTCATGCTGTTGCCCTGGGACGGCCAGGTGTGAGCACGGAACGACTTGACGAAGTTCTGCCCCTTGCCCTTGGCCCCCGGCGGCGCCCCCTTGAAGGCGGCCTTGACCTGGCTGCGGATTTCTTCCTTGGCGCTGTTCGCCACCTCGCTCATGGCGTTGGTGGCAGCCCGTTCCATGATCCGGATGTGCTGCCCCGTCACATACTGGACGGCGCCGTAGATGCGCTCCTGGCGCCGCCCCGTGCCCATGCGACGGCGCGACCGCCCGGGGTCACGTGGGTCCTCAACCAGGAGCCTCGGGTCCAGGGCCATCGCATAGCCTCACAAATACCGCCGACCTTCCCACAGGGCCTTGATCCGCTTTTCCACATCCTTGCCGTCGCCGCGATAGGCATCGGCTTGGTCTTGCATGGCCGTGGCCCGCTCCCGCTCCAGGCGCCGTTGGTGCAGCCGATGCCGGGCGACGACCTGACGCGGTGTCCACTGCCACACCCGCCGGCCGGCAGGGTCCGTCAGGCCGGCCGCATCCAGATCGTCACACGCCTTGATCAGGCTCCGGAGGTACCCGTCTCCGCCGGGGTCGGCTCGCCCTGCACCAGCGCGGCCAGGGTCTCCGCCGCGCTGGTCATCCCGAAAGGGAACGTCAGGGTCACCGCCGGCCGCAGAATGGCCAGTTGCTCGCCCGCCGACAGTTTTTCAGCCGCCGCGACGGCGTCCGGATCGCCGGCCTCGCCGGTCGCCGCGGCGATCACCGCCCCCACGGCCTCCGGCGCCGCCTGGGCCAGGGCCGCCGGGTCGGGGGTGTCGCCCATGAGCGCGTCCAGGAGCGCCGGGGACCGCTGCACGATCCCCAGCAGGTCCCCGACGCCGACGCCGTAAACGGTCACGGTGCCGCCCCGGATTTCCACGTCTTCGGAGGCGGGGGCGATATCCAGGTCCTTCAAGCCCATGATGCCCCCCCGTTACGCCAGATCAATTTCACGGCCCAGCTCAAAGCCGGCCGGCTGCGTAACGTCATTGATGACGTCGCCCGAGTATTCCAGCGCCTCGTAGTCGTCGCTTTCGGAGATGTACGGCCGGCCGTCGCTGCTGATGGCGACGCGATGCAGATGCAGCATCGACCGCACACCCTGCGTGTTCACGCCACGCACCAGCAGCTCCAGGTCCAGGTCCACGTTGGAGCCGATGCCCAGCTCCGCCCGCTCGGCGGTGTCGGTGATTTCCGGCGCCGTCCACGGGATGTCGATGCTGCTGGCGGCACCGTCCGGCGGTGCGCCGATCATGACCAGGCCGGCGGCGCTGTCCACGTAGTAGTTCGTGCCTTCCGTCCACGTGGTGCCGCCCGAGTCGTCGAACGTGCCGCCACTGCCCACGGTCACGTCCACGGCGCCGAGACGGATGACCTGGCCCTGCTTGGGGGAGTCCACCGTGGTGGTCATGCTGGACTGGTTCGCCTGCGTCAGCCACCCGAGGTCCGACATGACGGACCATGACCGGGCGCGGGCGTGCCATTGGACCAGCGAAAACGAGATGGACGCCTCGATCTGGGTCACGCTCGACGCGCCGAGCACGCGGGTGGGGGAGTCGCGCCGGTACCGACGCGCCCGCTCCGTCGAGATTTCCAGGGAAAAGCCGTTGGTGTCGCCCAGGCGCTCGAAGTGCGCCTGTCCCACCGGCCGGCCGATGATCTGCCCGCGCGGGATCGTGTACGCGCCGGGCCGCAGCGGAAGGGGTCCCGCCATTCAGACCTCCGGATTTTTGAAGTCGATGAAGCATTTGAGCTGCAAGTGCAGGGCGAAGTGACCAATGGCCGTTCCGCCCGCTGGCGTCAGGTCGTCTTCCAGGTTGGCGCCGACCAGCCCTCCGTCGCCCAGCAGGTCGGCAAGCGCCCCATCCGAGACGATCGCCCGCTGGATTTGGCCCAGGATGCTGGACAGGCGGCCGCCAATGACGGCCCCCGCCTCGCCGTGATCTGCGGCGACCCAGCGGACCACCGGAGTAGCCGTCACCGCCACGGGGGATCGCCCCAGGGGCGTGCGCCCCTCGTAGGATTCGCCGCCGTCGAACAGGATGACGGCGGGCGTTTCGCCTTCGGCCACGGGCGCCAGGCGGTTCCGATCCACCAGGACGGGCGCCGGGTCCAGGCCCTCCAGGATGGCCAGCAGCCGTTGCAAGATGCGCTCCCGCTTCGTCGTCATCCTGCCGTTTCCCTAACCGTCAACTTGTGCACCAGGCCGTGGGCGTCCATTTCGGCGGCACCCACGACCCGGTACACCCGCCCGTCGTCATCCGTCGTAATCGTGTCTCCGCCCTGGGGTGCCGTAATGTCAGTAGCGCGCACGTCCATGCCCACATCCGCCACCACGACCCGCGCCCCCAGTTCGGCGTCGTAGCCCTTGCGCGGTGCGACGACGATAACCGGAGCGGAAACACTTTCGGCCTGCCCCGTATAGGTGGCAGGCCGGCCGAACCGCCCGAAGGCGGTATCCACTGCCTGGCGCATCGCCTCCCGCGCGCTCATGAGCGTCACGCCACGGTCACGCGGAAGCTCGCGTTGGGGCGGTAGGGCACCATCAGGGGCGCCGACTGCAGCATCACGTACCGCATCGCCGGATCATCCGTGATCCAGGATTTGGGCCAGTACTCGGCAGTCTGGTATCCCGCCTTCGGGTCCCTGATCGCCCCGAAATGCCGCACGCCCTCAACGCCGCGGGACACGCCGACCACCTGGTTGTCCCCGAGGACGCTCACCTCCTGGTCATCCTCCGGGGAGTACACCGTGGCGCTGTAGACCCAGTAGCGACGCGTGCCGTCAGTGCCCATGTACTGCACCGCGTTGTCGGCACTCTCCAGCACCGTCTGCATGGTCGCCGGAAGGTCACCGCGCCGGGCGTCCAGGATGCGCTGTACGTCGGCCGACTCCCTGAAGCGCCGCCAGGCCGCCGGCCCCATGACAACGTCGCTGATCTGGGTGCCGCTGAGGCTGGCTGCGCTGAGGCACCAGTCCTCCACGTCCTCCAGCGGCTTGACGCCACTGTCGCCCCACTGGCTGCCCGAGGACAGGGTCATGGTGAGGCTGCTGTCGCGCCCGAAATCAATGTTGGTGGTCTGGTAGTTCTCGCCCTTGACCGTGATGGCCCCGTCACGCAGCGCCAACGCCGCCATGTATTCCAGGCGCCGGGTCAGGGCCCGGGTCTGACGCTGCATGGTCTGTGCGATATGCGCTCGCTCGCGGTTCACGGGCGCCATATCGCCCCCGATCGTCTCGCCCGCCACGCGGCGCAGCGGCGCTTCCGGATCGATGGTGCGCTTGTCCTTGGCGTAGGCGGGCTTGAAGCTCTTGGTGGTATAGCCCTCGTTCTGCACCACGGTTCCGGCGTGGACCGGGGAACAGAACGGCGTCATCATGGGCCGCTCGTCCGAGACGTCGAAATAGATGACCTCCGCGTCCGAGCGCTCGATTTCCGGGAAGAACGTGTCCAGGAAAAAGGTCGGCGGCCGCCGAAGGTTCCGGAGGACACGGCTCAGATATTCGGTGCTGTACGGGTCCATGCTGCCCCTCCTACACGCTCGTCTTGAAGAACATGCCCAGATTGCGCGCCGTCACGCGGTGCGTATCGGCCGTATCGCTGCCACCGAAGGCCAGGCGCGCCTCGTCCAGCTCGCCCGTGAGGTACACCACGGCCGCCTTGGCGCCGCCGCTGGTATCCACGGCCTCGGCCAGCACGGCGTAGGGCTCCTCGCTGCCGTCGCTGTTGGCGCTGTCCACCAGGACGCCTTCGCCGGACGCGCTCACGCGCCCGAGCACCGCACCCCGGTCCAGGGCCTGACCCGACGCGATGGTCATGGTGTCCGTCACCGCCGGGTAGGTCCCGATGATGAGGTCGTTGGAGTCGAAGGTTCCAACCGTCGTAATTCCGCTCGCCATGGGGGTCCTCCGTTATTACATGATCCCGGCCTGCCGGAGGGCCGCCAGGTCCGCATCCGCTTCGTGCTGCCCGCCGCCGTCCTCGGGCTGGACATCGGGGTTGGGCGTGCCGTTCATCATGGCCACGAAGCCCGTCTCGTCGGCCTTCGCATCGGCGGTCTGTTCGATCGGGGCGGCCGCCAGGGCCGCCTGCGCCGCCTCGGGGGCCATGTCCGTGTGCAGCGCCAGGTGATGCGCCAGACCCGCGCGCCCCTTGGCCGCATCCGCCTCCAGAATGGCCGCGATGCGCTTGCGCTCCGCGACGCGCGGGTCCTCGCCGCGGTTGTCGCCGGACATGGCGTTCGGATCCACGGTCAGCGGCTCTTCGATACCGCCCCCGTCCGTGCGGGCGGCCGTATCGCTGCCACCCGCCTCGTTGCTCCGTGTCATCGGCATCTCCTGTTGTTGCTCGGATAGACGGTCCACGGTCTCGGCCAGGGACCCCACACGGTCCGCCAGCCCTGCCTGCACGGCTTCGTCACCGGCCAGCAGATCCGCCTGCGTGGCCCGCACCGCCTCCGCGCTCATCCCGCGATAGGCGGCGACGGTCATCACGAAGGTGTCATAAAGGCCCTGCACCTTCTGTTCGATGTTCTCCCGGGCGTCGCCCTCCAGGGGCTTCCACGGCGTCCCGTCGATTTTCCGGGCGCCCCGGTACAGATGCGTCACCGTCACCCCCATGCCTTCCGCCATGCCGGAGTAGTCCATGTGCGTGAGCACCACGCCCACGGAGCCGACCCCTCCCAGGCGGCTGGTCACCACCTCGTCGGCGGCGGCCGCAATCCAGTAACCGGCGCTTGCCGCGAACTCGTTGGCCACGGCCACGACGGGCACGGTGCCGCGCGCCTCGTAGACCCGTTGCGCTACCGTATCCACGCCGGCTGCCTCGCCACCCGGCGTGTCGATGTCCAGCACGACAGCCCGGGTCTCACGATCCGAGAGTGCCGCGGCAAAGCGCGCCTCAACGGCCTCATAGCTGATGAGGCCATCGGAAACCGCTTCGAGGTTCGTCACCCGCTTGGCCAACCCTCCGTGGATCGGCACGACCGCGACGCCGCCGGCCGCCATCTGGTAGCCGTGTGCCTGCCGCCTATTGGCCTTCTCGGCCTCGTTTTCATCGGCGCCGTTTTGCATCGCGCCGCGCTCGCGCGGCTGGCTCCAGCGGGCATCACGCGGCGGCTGCACCAGGTCCTGATCCAAACCGAACCGGGGCGCCTGGCCGTGCAGGATGGCGCGCACTTTGTCCGGGTGGACCAACAACGGCTCCGATAGCCGCGCCACGAGTGTAGGCAACATCACGCCGTCCCCTCTTGTTCGTCCGTCGGCTGATCGTTTTCCGATGCGCCCGGGTCACCGGCCGGGGCCAGCCCCTTGTCCTGGCGGACCGTCTCTTCAAGGCGACGCTGTTCCAGGACGTCACGCCAGTCACGCCCTTGTTCGGCACACTCCTCTTCAAGTGTGGTGACGCCGGCCCGCATTCGGATCTCGGCGGCTTCCGCTTCCTTTTTCGGATCGATCCAGCCGCGCCCGGGCCCGATCCAGCGCGCCCGGCTGTAGGCCTCGCGAGCCTCATAGAAGCCCGGCGCGCGGATGACGCCGCGCCCCACGGCTTCCTCCAGCCACAGCTCATAGACCGGCTGGCACCACTGCGTCGCCAGCCAGGCCCGCCGACTCCGGAAGTGCCGCCACGCCTCCAGCAGGGCCGCCCGGGCGCTGGAATAGTTGGTTTTGCTGAAATCCCGCATAAGCAATTCATATGGGAGGTTAAGACCAACCCCGACGTGGCGAAGCATGTTTTCGGAAAACTTGTCGAATTCGGCGTTCGGGCGATTTGGAGCGAAAGAACTCACCTTGTCGCCGGGGAACAACTGCTGAATGGTCCCGCCTTCGAGGGTAACGTCCCATTCGGCCCTGTCCTGCATGTATTCGGTTGCACTGCCCCACATGCCGGCCATGGTCTCGCCATCCATGGGCGATTCGACGAAAGCCGCGACCATGGCGTTGACGACGGCGGCGCGCAGCTCCGCGTCGGCGTATTTGTCGTACATGCGCAGCGCCGACATGATCGGCGCCATGATGGGCTTGCCGCGATGCTGCCCCCATCGCTCGCGTCGGAATATGTGCAGCGCGCGGCGACGCCCCCACGACATGCGCGCTCGCACCCGCTCCCAGCGGGGCGCTTCCCAGCCGCCTTCCAGCCAGGCGCCGGGATGGGCTGTCCGGATGTGGTAGGCCACCGGCTCCCCGTAACGGTTCACTTCGACGCCATCCCGCATCCGGCGGTCCGTCTCGCGCCCTACGGGCGTGGACAGCCGGTCTGGTTCAATGCCCTGGAAACAGGTGGCCCAGCGCGTGCCCGCGCGCGACGGGCGCCATAGGGGGAGCACCAGGGCCTCGCCGTTCACCAGCTGGTTGCAGAACACCTCCGTGGTCATATCGTGGAAGGTGGCGTGTCGCGCTGCATCGAACTCCGGCGCCTCCGCGAAGGTGGCCCAGGCACGAGACACTTCTTCGGCCCAGGCATCCGCTGTTTCGCGTGACCACCCCAGGGCTTCCGCGTCCGGGCGCGGCTGGCACTGCAGGCCGGTACCCACCACGTTGTCGACCAGGGTGTTGATCGCCCCGGTCGTGATCCCGTGGTTGCGCACCAGGTCCCGGCCGCGCTCCCGCATCGTGGGAAGCTCGCCCAGCAGGTCGGTGTCCGCCGACCCCCCCGATACCTGCCAGGTCTGGAATTCCGCGGCGGTAGTCGAAGCCGCGCGGTGGGCCGTATCCAGGTGCGCACGCCCGTTGCGGCCGGCCGGCATGGGCTGCCCGTGCACATCCAACAACTTGGCGCTCATTCAGAACCTCGGACGGATCGGAGCCCGGCGCGCGCGCCCTTCAAGGCGCGCGACCGTCCCGCGCAGCTCGGCGATGTAGCGCTCCAGTTTCGGCACGTCCACGCGGGCGTACTTGACGTCACCGTAGTCGCCCACAGACACCGACACTTCCATGGCGCCCGTCATCAACTTGTGCCTCGCCGCCAGCGCCTCATCCAGGCGCTGTTTGGCCGTCTGCAAATCCAGGCTCATGGCTTATCCCCAGACCGGGTCTTTCTTGCGCCGCTGTCCCCGGTGCTTCGCCGGCTTTGGCACCCTCGATTTCTGGGCGTTTGACGATGCATCGCCCCCGCTTGACGTGCCGCCCTGGCCATCCTGGGCCACGGGCCGCCGCCAGAAGCGTGCCAGATCGCCTTGCGCCTCGGCGCGTGGTGTGCCGCGTTTCGCCGCTTCCGAAGCCCACACTTCGGGGGTCCAGTGGTCCGACAGCCAATGCACCAGGGCCCGGCAGTACACGGCCAGGTCCAGCTGTTCGTTGGCCTTACCGCGCGGCTTCCGCCACTCCCGCTTGACCAGGCCGTGCGGCCCCGGCCGTTCGTCCAGGTACTCCGCCGTGATCTGCGTAAAGAACTCGCGGTCGCAAGTGTCCGGGAAGTGGTAGGCCCCGGCGGCGACGTGCCCGTCTTCGTCCGGCCCTTCGATAGTTTTTCGGAGACTTGCATACAGCTCCGATTTCAGGTCCCAGGTGCCGACCGGGTAGAGCTGGACGCGACCGAACCGTTTGCCTTTTTTGTTCACCGGCACGCGCTTGGGTTGTCCCACCGGCGGCAGCCGCCAGCCGGCCCGGCCGTCAAGGGCGAAGACCCGCCCCCCGGCTTGATGGCGCTGCACCCAGCGGTACACTTGCCCGGACAGGTACCCGGCATCAACGCCCAGGGCGTCCATCTGCCACTGCCCGCCCTGCCAGTCCTCGTAGCGGCGCTCCAGCAGTTCGTCGGCGCCCTGCCACGGGGTGTCCGTCGCCGGGTCACCCGGGATCACCCCGTAGTCCACCAGGGTTGCCGTGAGCCCGATGCCATAGGCATAGACAGCGTATTCGAGGCGATCCCCCTGCACGTCGATGGCGCCGGTCATGAGCACGGCCCCGCGCGGCACCATGCGCGCCGGCACGGCGCCGCGACGTTCATAGAGCTTTTCCTCGTCCGGCGCTTCGCCGGTTTCTTCGTAAGATTCTCCGAGGACCTGCTGGACAAAGCTCTTGAGCTTCGTGGGGTCATCTTTCGCTGCCAACCAGTCGGCTACGATATGATCCCAGGTGACGAACAGGCTGTAGGCCTGCCAAAGCGCGAAACCAGGTTGCCGTCCGCCGCGCGGCCGCTGACGATACCCGTCCAGGTCCTGGGGCGGCACCACCAGGGGCGGCGCGCCGTCGCCGTCAAAGGTCGGCAGCCAGATGCCGCGCGCCACCATGTCACGCTTGTGGCGGTGCTCGATTTCGGTGCCGCAGGCCATGCAGTCGAAGTAGGCGCCGTGTGGCCAAGTGTCCGACCGCCACCCCATCCGGCGCCATTCCAACGGCTGGAAGTCGCCACAATGAGGGCAGGGCACGTAATACCGGCGCTGGTCCGAAGCCTCATATTTACTGGTAATCCGGCAGGCGCCGGCGACGTCCGGCGTGGACGCCAGCGCCGCCTTGGTTCCGACATCTTTCCACGCAGTGAGTCGGTATTCCGCCTGGGCGAGCGGGTCGCCACGCCCGCCGGCGTCAAGCGGCCACTCCGATATCTCGTCGCCTACCAGCACCCTGGCGGACAGCATTTGCAGGCCTTTGGAGCTGTTCGCTCCCGTGACCTGCATGTAGCCGCCCGGAAATCTCTTGAAAGCGCCGGTGCTGTTATCGCCGGACTTGCCCTTTTGCTCCCGTACCCGGCTTTTGAGGGCGGGTGTGGCCTCGATGGTCGGCTGTAACTTGATCCGGTTGAATTTGGTCAGCTCGTCCAGCGTCGGCAGCACCCAAAGCACCGGCGACGGGTCGTGGGCGATGACGTACCCCACCAGGTTCATCAGCCCTTCGGTGCCGGCGATCTGGTGCGCCTTTTTCAGGATCACCTCTTCACACGGGTCCGATGGCGTCATGCACGCCATCGGTTCCACCATGTACGGCACCAGGGCGTTGGACCAGCGGCCGGGATGAGGCGAGCCGCTTTCCTCGCTCACATAGCGCTCGCGCTCAGCCCATTCAGGGACCGTGAGACGTCGGGGCGGCCGCAGGCCCTCGGCGATGGCGGACAGGACAAGAGCCCGGCCGTTGGGCATCCGGGCCCGGGCCTCATCCGGTATCGCTGTCGCCGTCGCCTCCATCATCGTTGTCGCCTTGCGCCCACGCCTCCATCTTGTTCGCCAGCTCCGTCAGGAGCGCTTCATCCGCACTGTCCAGGACGTCCACCACGTCACGCGGGTCCGTTCGGCCTGCCAGGTCTTCCGCCAGCCGCCGGTTCCGTAGGCGCAACCCCTGCCGCATCGCCTGGGCCGCTTCTGTCATCGCGGCGCGCACCTCTTCCGCGTCCACGGCCCGTTTGGCGCGCTCTGCCAGGTCCAGGCGCGCCATGGCGGCTTTGGCCGCCTCGTGCTCCGCTTTGTGATGGCTGTATGACCCGGTCCGGGTCGCGCCCGTGCCCGCTGGTGTGTCACCCGCCTCTTCGGCAACATCGTCGGCCACATCGTCCACCAGCCCGCCGGCGTGACTGGCTACTCGGGCCGGATTGACCGTCTCGCCCCAGTGGGCCCGCAGTTCCTCCGGGTCCACTTGAGGGGCTTTCGTTGTCCCGCGGTTAAGCTCCGGGTGCTTTTTGACGTACCGGCTGATGGTGGACTTGTTGCGCCCCAGGGCATCGGCCGCCGCGCTGATACTCACCAGGGCCATGCCGTCCACCGTTGCGCCGTTGCACCCCATCGTTGCAAGCGTTGCGGCTGTTGCATCAATCAGCACCCTCGGCTGCAACGATGCGCCGCACTCTTGGACGC